GTAGACTTAGCCTTCTTTGCTACTCCTACTGCTGCCGCCCACTTCTCCGTATCTCTAGGTGATAGCTTTGTCTTTGTAGGTGCGGTTGATCCGCTTCCACCAGTTGCGTCAGTATCCTTAGACGTAACCAAACCTAATACAGATTCTAAAGAATATCTCCTTAGGTAGGTAATTCCGCTACCTAAAGTTTGGTAGTCGTTTTGACCAGCCAACTTAACGTCCGCTACGGGAACAAAACCCTCCAACACTTCGCCAGACTTTGTGTGACAAAGAATAGTTCTGATTCCTCTGATGCCGTCCTGCATACTAAGTGGCTGAGTAAACATAAGACTGTTCTTTTTAAGAAGCGGCTTAATGATTTCCAATATTGTTGGCAAATCCGCATACTTATAGTTAAACGCCTTTGTGTCTTTGTAGATCACTGGCACTTCTTGTTGGAACTGATCCAACGCTTTTAATAGTTCTGTCATACCCAAATATCGTAACTCTCAATCGTAATTCCAAACAATATCTACTATTTGTTGTAACTATTTGTGTTAAATACACTCTCTTGACCTAATCCTAAGCAGCACCACAACTGATTTTTGATAGTATCAATCCTATAGGAAAACTCTTTTGCCGTTAGGAAGTCGCTAACCCAGTGGATTGTATCCACAATCTCTTTGTAGTTTGGGTGGCTCTCTGGGACTGGAACGAAGCTCTCGTTGCCTTTTTTATCTACGACTCGCTTTAGTTCTACGGGTTTTAGTTGGTAGTACCTAATTCTTCCACACAGAATTTCAATCATCTCTCTATTACTCGTTGTGTTGTTACTAAACACCCTATATATTTCTTTGTTTGTTGTTGGTGATTTCATTCAACTAAGTTAGTAGTTTAGTATAGATAACTAGTATTGCTTAGAGAGAGAAAAGATTTAGAGTTGACATACCTTCCCCTTACCCACGAAGTAATGAATCGTAACTCATTGCATCGTAAGTAGGGAGAAGGTTTTGCTTGTCGGTCGAATTAGTTCTTCGTAGACGGCTTAGGCTACAGATTGGTTGCAGTGCCTAAGTTTGAGAGTAATGATAGCATATCCAATCGCTATCCCTTATACACCCCGTTCTCTCTTTACCTTCGGGTTGAGCCTTGCGTTATTCGTGGTTGCTCGTAATTAATCTTGCCCACCGTTTTTAGCCGTCACAAGATTCCACAAACATAAAACAATCTTTTTTAATATCCTAGTTGTTTTTTAAGAAAGTTTTGTTTTACTTTGTTTCTTAAACCAATAAGCCGAGCTTTCTAACACTANCTTTGTTATNCTTAGCCAATTAAGTTTAAAAAATATGAGGATAAGATTAAATGAAATAACAGATTATCAAAACAAACAATGCGACTTGTTTTCTAAATATAGTGCCTTATCTTCTTTGCCTGAATATAAAAAAAGAAATCAATCCAACAAAGACAAAATAATTAATGACATTTATATTGGGAAATCGGCTGAGTTTTTGGTTTACAATTTTTTAATCTCTAAGCAGAAACAATTAACACCTCCAGACCTTACCATATACGAAAAACATAAAAAATCTTACGATGCGGATTTGCGTTTAAAAGACGTAAATATTCACGTCAAGAGCCATAAGGTAAATGGTAATTTCCCAGTATCTTGGGTTTTTCAGAAAAATGATCCTTTACTATTAGAAAGAAAAGATAATGATTATTTAGCTTTAGTTGTTATGGATAAAGGAGTAAACAATATGTACTTAAAAAAGATAAAAGATGTTGTTTTTAAAGAGCCAGTAAAAGAGAGCTTAAGAAAAACAAAGTTATGTGTCTATGAGTCTGACCTTCTATAATTAAACTAGCTTTTTAATCCTCAGGGCAAGACAAATAAAATAAAATTAGGATTTTCAAATAAATTTAAATTATTTTGTCTCAAACAAAAACGGATATGACAAACGAAACTAAAAGATTACTTAATAGGCTTAATATAGACTTAACCTACAGAGAAGATTCAGCAATAGAAGTGATGCGCCACTTAAAGAAGTTACCTCTTTGGAAGTTTTCTACTGGCGTGTATACTTTGTATGTGTCTGCCGTAAGAGACTTGTGTGGCGAGGGCAGTGCCTTATATTTAGAAGCAAAAAGGATTTGTAACGAAAGAGCGTTAACTAAAATTTACTAGGGATATGAAAGCCAACTATATTATTAAGATTGAAGAAGAGATTGAGTTTAATCAATCGTTAGTTGAGTCTTTAAAAGAGAAAGACCCTTACAGAGCTGAGGCTATAAGAAACTTTATTATAGGGCTGAGAAGTGCTATCTCAATAATCAAGGAGGTATACAATGAAGACCCAGAGTAAGAAGAAGTGCGGATGTCACGGGAGGTGTGCATTCGTTGTATTGAACGAGAAGAAGTATAAGTGTGAACAGAAACCTAAAGAAGATAAGAAATGACCAAACAGAACTTTATTGACCAATTCGTGATTGGGTTAGCCTCTAACTCAAAGGTTGATCTAAGCAAAGTTGATAAGATTTGGTCTTTTGCGGAAAAGGTTTGGGATGCTAGACCGAAAGAATCTGCCAAAGCAACTACTAGAATCCACTTTAAAAAACCAACTATTGAAGAAGTTACGGCTTATATGAGGGAACAAAAGTACTCAAACTTTAGTGCTGCCAACTGGATCAACTTCTACGACAGTAAGGGCTGGAAGATCGGGGTTAGTCCAATGAAGGATTGGAAAGCAGCCGTAAGAACTTGGGGAGAAAAAGATAAACAGACTAACAAAAAAGTAGGATTCGTATGACGGAATTAATAGATAAGGGTCACCAAAACTCAATAGAGAGAAAAGTTTTAGGAGCAATAGGTGTGGATCACTCTGTTTACTCGGATGTTTCTAGATATTTAAAATGGGATATGTTTATCAATAAGAAGTACGGACGCATTTTTAAGATGTGTGGCGAACTTATTGAGGACCAAATACAGATTAACGAACTAAACCTAACCCACCTAGCTAGAAAACAACCAGAATACGGTGTTCAGATGATGGATATTGTGGACGCACTAAACTACGCCTCTCCAATGGACGGAGTGATGTATGCAAAATCGGTAGCTGAGGGCTGGATAAAGAATCAGATTAGCAGAATAACGCAAGAGGCAGCCCACCTATCCAAGAGGGAAGCCACAGACGCATTTGAACTGCTCTCTGAGCTAATAACTAAGTTAGAAGGTATCAACGAAGGGGCGGACGTAGGTAACGCACCAGAGGAGCTTAAAGACCTACTAGGAGAGGTCACAGAGTATTTACAGAAAGGAGTTGACGGCATATCGGCTGGAGTACCTTCGGGACTTACCGAGTTGGATGAGATGACTAACGGTTGGCAAGATTCGGATCTTACAATTATAGCCGCCCGACCAGCTATGGGAAAGTCGGCACTAGCCACTACTATTGTGAAGAACGCTGCTCACGCTGGGTTTCCTTGCGCTATATTTTCCTTGGAGATGTCTAAGTTTCAGGTGGTTTGTCGGATTGTTGCAGAGGATGTTCAGTTGTTTGTTCAAGACCTGGCACAAAGAAAGCTAACCTCGGCTCAAATGCTTTGGTTTAAAGAGTCTATCGAATCTATAAGACACCTACCTATAACTGTTGATGACAACTCAGACATTACAATAGATCAGTTAAGGGTTAGAGCTAGGGAATTAAAGAGAAAGAAGGGAATTAAGTTGTTGGTTGTTGACTATTTACAACTGATAGACGGTGATGGGACTAAAGGAAATAGAGAGCAAGAGATAGCTCGTATCTCTAGAGGTCTTAAGAAGATCGCTAAGGAGCTAAAGATTCCAGTGATAGCGTTAGCCCAACTAAGTAGAGCCGTTGAACAGAGGGACAACAAACGCCCTATGATGTCCGACCTAAGAGAGTCTGGCGGTATAGAGCAAGATGCTGATGCTATATTCTTCCTGTATAGACCAGAGTATTACGCTAAGTTGGCTGGGGAGGAGTGTCCACCAGAGTTTAGAGGTGTGTGTCAGTTGATTACTGGCAAGTTTAGAAACGGTGACTCTAGCGACATACTGCTAAAGTTTGTTGGGGAGTATTCGTCTTTTAGGGACAGGGACGACTTAAATGTGAAATTAAACTAGGAGTTAACAATTAAAAAATAGATATTTGATTATGACAGAATTTAAAGTGGTTTTATTAGCAATACTCTTCTACCTTATTACTTTAGTGGGTATTATGTGCTTTATGGGGCTTTTGACAACTATTCTATGGAACTTAGTAATGCCTAGTATTTTTGGATTAGGAGCTATTACTTGGATGCAAGGAGCTGGGTTGTTTGTTATTTGTGACTTTTTGTTTAAAGGAGAGTCCGTAGGAAATAAAGTGGCTGCTTTTGATAGTAAAACTAAAAAATAATTATTCATACCTTTGGTTATGTTTAAAGGATTAATAAAAAAACTATTCCCTAAAACGGGAGAGGGTGACGGAGTAGGATCGCAACTAGCAAATATAGTTGATAGGTTCGTTCACACCAAAGACGAGAAGGCTGCCTTTGAAAAGGAAATGACAGAGGTGTTGTTCAATGCTCAGGACAAAGAGCAGTCACATACTACCGAAAGGTGGAAGGCTGATATGTCTAGCGATAGCTGGCTATCCAAAAATGTTAGACCAATAATGCTTATATCGTTTTTTGTTCTGATATTGCTTTTGGTTGTGTTGGATTCCTCTGGAAGTGTAGCCTTTGTGGTAGCGGAGCGTTGGGTTAGTTTAATAGAAATATTGTCGCTAACTATATTTGGTGCTTACTTTGGTGATAGAGCAGTTAGGGGTTATCAATCGGTAAAAAATAAAGGAAAAGTTTAAAAAAAGAGTTAGGTTTGGTTGAAAAATCAAAATCAAAAGAAACTAAAAGGGAGTAGTGTTACTTCTAACTTTGTTCATATCGGGGGTCGGTGAGAAATCACTGATCCTTTTTTTGTTTATCTTTGCTTTATGTCAGAGGTAGTAAGAGACGATAAGGGAAGGTTAGCTAAGGGGTCACAGCTAAACCAAAAACACAACAAAGCGGACTTAATAGTTTTGTTTGAGGAGTTGGCGCAGAAGTGTATAGACGGAGAATATTTATCTATTCAAGAGTGCCAGATGAACTCAGGGCTAGTTCCTAGTACGTTTTACAACGTAGCAGAGAAATACCCAGAGCTAGAGGACTCTAAACGTCAAATGAACGATGCAATTATAGCCAACGTTAACAGAATGGCTCTAGGTAATAAGTTCAACGCAACCGCGTCTATCTGGAGAATGAAGAACTTAGGAGAGAAAGATAAGACAGAAGTTGATATGACGGTCAAAGATCAACCGTTGTTTAAGTTGAAGTAATTAACTGGCAATCAGAATATTAGAATCCTACTTAAAAATAAGTGGGATTTTTTTTGCTCTATTGTTTGGTAATCCAAAACGATTTACTACCTTTATAAAACAATAAGTAATTAACAAAAAGAAATATATTGTGCAGTGGAGAAGTTGGTCTATCTCGCTAGGCTCATATCCTAGAGATCGGGGGTTCGAATCCCTCCTGCGCTACATAGGTTGTTTATTCGTCAGACGGACGAGGGGAACACAACGAGGAGGAATAACAAAGACAAAAATGTTTTTGGGGTCGATTAAAAAGGGTTTGGTGCCGCCTCCTCGATAATATTTAAGGAAGATCACTAACTAATACAATAGCTGGGGAGCTAGGGGTTAAAGCAAAGGGTTTGGAGCCACTTCCTTAAAACTTTAAAATAAATCAAATTTCTTTTGGTTTATAGGAATCTAATTCCGATATTCATAATTCACAAAATAACGATTAAATGACCGCATCAGAAGAATTGTTTCTAAATAGTCAAGGATATATTTGGGATTATCAGAAAATAGTACGCATTAAATAACAAACAAATGGAAGAAATAAAAATCACTGCAAACGAGTTGACGAGTCTACTGATTTCGTCAGCCCGTAAGGGATTTGCCCAAGGAAGCAAGCCTTCTGGAGAGAGAAATATGGAGCTAGCTATTTATAGCGTAGAGGCTACGGTAAAAGGATTAATCAAAACTCACAAACTAAAAAAATGACTAAAGGAGAAAAAAGAATCAGAAGAGACGGAGATTTAATTCTTAGGAAGATGAACGCTTATCAGAACTTCGGTACTGGTAGACCAGAGTATATCTCTAAGAAGGACTGGGAATCTGTCACCACTAAGGCAGAAATGAAGAGTATGCAGGTAAAACTTTGGAGAGAGTTAGACAAAATAGACTCAGTAAGAGCTGCAATAGTTAAACCACAAAATCCTTACATCAAATAAAAACAAATATGAAAAACAGAACGTTTAGTAAAGATCAGTTAACTGTTGTAGAGTTTGAGAACCTATACGAAACCTACACGGGAGTACTTTATGGCTATAAAATCAAAGCCGAGTACGTCTATAAGAAGACTCAATCAGAGGCAATCTACCACCGAATTTCGATAGTTTGCAGAGAGATTATGTCTAAGTCTCCACAAATCAATGCGGAGGTATTGGTTGAGTGTGATCCGTTAGGCATAAAAGAGAAGAGTAAGTTTATTATTAGCAACAGACTCTCTGAGGTTGGCATAAAAGACTTCTGCGCAGCTATCGTAGTAGAGGCTTACGGTAAGTCGGAAATATTAAGAAAGTCCAGTGAGAAGGAAGAGGAGAGTAAATAAAAATTGTCAGTACGACCCAATAAGAGTGGTGGGTATTATCTACCTCTCTGGGTTTGGCTGGTTAATGAGCGTTGGAATGGTAACCGATCTTACCTATAACGGATTAAAAGAGTTGGCGGTAGTGCCAGCGGCTTTAGTTGTTGGGATTCCTTTGTGGGCTTATAGTCACATAAAAAGAAATTATAAATAACAGAAACACCAAGATAAAATCCGTGCTCGAAATAATTAAAAGCAAAATAAATTTATAAAGTGTTGATTTTTAGGTAACTTACGA